TCATTCCCTTGGTTCGCATCTGCGGGTTACACAAGAGGTCTTGTAAACTCAATCAAAGCTAGACAAAAACTTACACAAACAGACAGAGATACATTGTATCAAGGTAGAATTAACCCTATCGCAACTTTCTCTGATGTTGGAACCGTAATTTGGGGTAACAAAACATTACAAGTTGCTGACACAGCACTTAACAGATTGAACGTAAGAAGATTATTACTTCAAGCTCGTAAGTTGATTTCAGCGGTAGCAGTAAGATTATTGTTTGAACAAAACGACCAAGTTGTTAGACAACAATTCTTAGATAGTGTTAATCCTATCTTAGACTCAATCAGAAGAGATAGAGGTTTATACGATTTCCGTGTAACTGTATCTTCAACACCTGAAGATTTAGATGCTAACAGACTTGTAGGTAAAATCTACTTAAAACCAACGAAGGCTTTAGAATTCATTGACATTGAGTTCTTTATTACTCCAACAGGAGCTTCGTTTGAAAACATTTAATAAAAATTTATGGGGGTACGTTATGTATCCCCTAATTGCCAAAGTATGAGAAAACAAATTAAAGAAGGTTTCAAAGGTGAGGGTACTCCAGACATGAAATATTATGCTTTTGATTGGGATGACAACATTGTTCATATGCCAACAAAGATAATGTTAAAGACTGAAGACGGTGATGAAGTTGGTATGAGTACTGATGATTTTGCGGAATACAGACATGATTTGGGTAAAAAACCTTTTGAATATAAAGGTGAAACTATTGTTGGTCTTGCGGATGAAGCTTTTAGAAATTTTAAAACTGCGGGTGACAAAGATTTTTTAATTGATGCAATGAGAGCAAAAGAAGGTCCAGCATTTGGAGACTTTAGAGAAGCAATTAATAACGGTTCAATATTTTCAATTGTAACCGCAAGAGGTCATAATCCTGAGACATTAAAACAAGCCGTTTACAATTACATTGTTAGTGGGTATAATGGTATAGATAAAGACCAACTAATTAAAAACCTTAAAAAATACAGGACGTTTGTCGGTGAAGAAGATATGAGTGATGACGATTTAATTAAATCATATTTAGAACTCAATAGATATCACCCAGTTACATTTGGAGAAGGAAGTGCTGCCAACCCTGAAGAATTAAAAGTTAAAGCAATGGACGAATTTGTGTCTTATATAAAAGGAATATCTGGTATACTTAATAAAAGAGCTTTTATTAAAGATGATATATCTAATAACTTTATACCAGAGCAACCTAGTATTGGATTTTCAGATGATGATATTAAAAATGTAGAAGTAATGAGTAAACATTTTAAAGATAAAAGAAATAATATAGTTAAGACTTATTCTACTGCTGGAGGAATTAAAAAGGAATATAAATAAAGAATAATCTCATCAAATTAAAAGTAAATAGAAAAATTTTTTAACAAGACTATATTTATAGATATAAACAACAAAGAAACTAAAAAAAAAATTAAAATAACATGGCTGATTTATTAATGAAAATGCCGATACCTTACGAACCAAAACGTCAAAATCGTTTTATCTTAAGGTTTCCATCAAGTTTGGGTATCAATGAATGGTTTGTAGAATCAACGGCTAGACCACACATTACAATCGTTGCAACAGAAATACCGTTTTTAAACACATCTACTTACGTAGCAGGTAGATTCACATGGCAAACAATTCCAGTTAAATTCCGTGACCCTATTGGACCGTCAGCGGCTCAAGCTCTTATGGAGTGGGTTCGTTTACACGCTGAATCAGTAACAGGTCGTATGGGTTATGCTGCGGGTTACAAAAAAGACATTGACCTTGAAATGTTGGACCCAACAGGAGTTGTTGTTGAGAAATGGATTCTTTATGGAACATTCTTAACAGACGTTAACTTTGATTCGTTGGCTTACAATACCGATGGATTAGCAACAATATCTGCAACATTAAGAATGGATAGATGTGTGTTAGTTTACTAATACTATTTAAAAATTTTTAAATCTAATTATATTTAACCGTAAGGCAATAAACTTTACGGTTAATTTTTTTATATGGATACACAATCAAACGACTACGGTCAACAAAATTTTACATTACCACACGATGTGGTACCATTACCATCCCAAGGTATTTTTTACAAAAACAGAAAAAAGGCAATTAAGATTGGTTATTTAACTGCTGCTGATGAAAATATTATAATGGCAGGTGGAAGTGATTTAACACTTAATTTGTTAAGAGCAAAAATATATGAACCAGATATGAGGGTTGAAGACCTTATTGAAGGAGATGTTGAAGCTATCTTAATTTTCTTAAGAAACACAGGATTTGGACCTGAAATAACATTAAACCTTACTGACCCTGGAACTAAAAAACAGTTCCAAGCAAATGTCATGTTAGACCAATTATCTATTGTTAATGGTCAACAACCAAATGAAGACGGAAGTTTTATAATTAATCTACCAAAGACACAATCAACAATTAAAATTAAACCATTAACTTATGGTGAAATTTTGGAGATTGGTAAAATGGCTGACACATATCCTCAAGGAAGGGTAGTCCCAAAAATTACTTGGAGAATGCAAAAAGAAATTATTGAAGTTGATGGTTCAACCGATAAAGCAGCTATTGCAAAATTTGTTGAATCAATGCCAATCGCTGATTCAAAATTTATTAGAAGTTTCATGAATGAAAATGAACCAAGATTGGATATGACTAAAACTATTATGGCCCCGTCAGGAGAAAAACTAACAGTTAATGTTGGGTTTGGGGTCGAATTTTTTCGTCCTTTCTTCTGATTATAGGAAAAGTCAGATAGATGAATTTTACTATCTGAACAATTTAATGAAAATAACATACCAAGATTTTATTCAAATGCCAATATTTGTAAGAAAATATTTGTTGGATAAATGGATTGAAGAAAATAGGAAGGACTAAATTTAATAAAATTTAGTCCTTCTTCTATTTATATATAAAACTAATTAAAAATTATGGCAACTAGTAATCCAGAAGACAAAGGTAGTGCTAAAGAACTTGAAGAAAGTTTTAAAAAATTAGGGAAACCCATTGAAGAAATATTAGACGCAATTGGTAACATGTACGATGAAGCGGACAAGTTAAACAATGCGTTTTTACAGGGTAGAACTAGATTAGACGAAATGAACGATGCAGTTTCAAGAGCTGCTTCAGGAGTAATTCGTTTAGGTGGTGATATTTCTGACGTTAATCAAACAATGATTGGAATTGCTGATGGTGCTAGAAGAAATGTTCTTGCAACTGAAGAACAAGTTAGTAAATTATATGCAGCATCAACAATTCTTGGAACTGGTGCAGATAGTTTAGTTGATTCATTTGCCAAAGTTGGGTATGAAACATCTCAAATTGGACCAAATTTAGAAAATTCAATAGACTATGTTCAAAGTGTTGGTCTTAATGCCAAAACAGTAATGAAAGACGTTACCGCCAACATGGAGTTGATGAACAGATTCAACTTTAGTGATGGTGTTCAAGGTTTAACAAAAATGGCTGCTCAAGCTTCAATGTTAAGGTTTGATATGAATAGAACCGCTGAATTTGCGGATAAAGTTATGTCACCTGAAGGTGCGATTGAAGCTGCAGCAGGATTTCAAAGGTTGGGTGTAAATATTGGTGGATTAGTTGACCCATTTAAATTAATGAACGACTCAATTAATGACCCAGGGGCATTACAAGATAGTATTATTAAAGCAACAAAACAGTACACTGAATTTGACGAAAAAACAAAATCATTTAAGATAAACCCACAAGGTATCTTGACGTTAAAAGAATTGGCCGAGGTAACAGGAATTAGTAGTAAAGAACTTGCAAAAACCGCATTAGCTGCTGCCGATTTAGACAGGAGAGTATCAAAAATTAACCCATCTTTAAATTTTGACAAACCTGAAGACAAAGAATTGTTGGCGAATATGGCTACTATGGGTGAAGGCGGAGAGTATGTTGTTCAATTAAAAAATGATAAAACAGGTGATGTTGAGAGAATTAAGTTAAGAGAAATTAAAAATGATGAATTAAGAGCATTAAGAAAACAACAGGATGAAAAACCAAAAACTTTAGAAGACATTCAAATAAGTCAATTAGACGTTTTAAAAAATATTGAAGCATCTCTTAA